CCCGAGCGAAGACGGAAGGCCAGATGAGAGAGCGCTTCGGTGGTGAGCCAGAGACAGGAGGTGGTAAAACGCCCCAGACCTCGCAAAACCAGGGGGGGCCGGACCCATTGATGCCAGGCGTTGCGGAAGGCGTCTCGGGTGAGGTGGTATGAGCGAAACAGAGGATCAGTCGGCTAGAAGCATGGGGGGCCGCGCGAGCGCAGCGCTCGATGCGCTCGAAATGGCGATTTGGAACCGTTCTGTGGCGTTAATGCACCAGGGCGAAAAACTTCACAATGACGCCGAACTGACGCCAGAGCGCTCACATACGATCTTGGTATCCCTGCTGGAGCAGAGAAAGATATTCATTGGCCTGAAAACCCAGATATCTCAGGGGGTTAAAGCGGTTCACCGCATCAACAGGCGAATCGACGTAAAGGCCAACGAAAAGGCCACAGAAGACCGCGTACAGACCCACGGACGCAATCGATTCGTGCGCTCAAAGGTGGGTCAAATAAAAACATAGTTGACAGGTATGGAATTACGGGGAAGATTCTACTCCCAAGGGGGAGAGTCATTGTCGTTTCCGATGGACATACCTTTGAACGCCGAGCCGGAAGAAAAGCCGCCGGAGCTTTCATCCGAGCAGATGAAAGCCGGGCTTGCGGCGGCCGAGGAGACGATCCAGCGCCAGAAGGCAGACCTCGGGCGCGAACGCCAACGACTCGACCAATTCCTATCTCGATCGCCAGGCGAAACTCCAGAGAACCCGCCTGCTGCTCTGGGCGTGATGCCGGACATGATCGAGAATCCGGACGAGTACCGCGTCTGGCACGCCGAAAAGGACCGGCGCGACAAGCAAGAGCAGACCCGCCTCTTTGACGCAGAGCGCGAGGATCGTCGCACAGAGATCGCGAATGCCGAGAGTCGCGCGAACCTGTGGCAAGTATTTCAAACCAATCATCCGAGCCACGCCAAGCTGTCAACGCTTGCGAACCCGGCCTACCAGCGCATCCTTCAGCGTGGTGATACGACCACAGACGCGACCGACCTGGCGAAAGCCATCGCCGCCGAGATGGACGCGATGGCCGGTGGCTCGATCGAAAATTTCAAGAAGGCCCCGGATCGATCCGGTGGCACCTCAGGCGGGGAGTCCCCGTCGCCCAAGAAACAGAAGCAAGCCGAAGAGAGTGAAGGATTCGACAGCACTCACAAGGCAGTCAGTGCTTGGCAAGTCAAGTACGGGCTTCAGTAACGGAGTGAAATCATGACCTGGGCAGCCGACGCAGTTTCGGGCGTATACAAAAACCACGCCCTTTCGAGCAAGATCCGTGATGCCGCCGTGGCGCAGAGTCAATTCATGGGATTCGCAGACACCGAGCCGGGCTACGGCAAGGGTCGTGGCGATACCGTGACGATTACGCGGGTTCACAACCTGCCGCTCGCCACCGTGGTCGACGAGAATACCGAGCTGCCCAGTGGCCGCCCGCTGATCGACACCATCTCGGTGACGGTGTCCGAGTGGGGCTACAAGGTCAAGATGACCGAGTTCGAAGAGAACTTGACCCATTTCGACCTCACCAACAAAATCCAGCGCGCACTGCGCGATCAGCTTCGGCTCACGATGGACAAGATGGTGGCCGACGCTTTCAAGTCGACGCCCTACAAGGTGACATCGGATGGTGCGGCCGGGCTCCATTCGGACACGGTTGCACCGATGGGAGACGACCCTTCCCACGCTATGAACGCAGTTCACATTGGGCTCATGCGGGACATCCTGATGGGTGACCTCAAGGCGACTCCGTTCGCCGATGGCTCCTATGTCCTGATCGGTTCGACCAATGCGCTTCGCGGCGTCAAGAACGATTCGACCTACCGAGAGTGGCATTCCCACGCCGGTAACGCGCAGCCGTTCATCACGGGCGAAATTCCGAAGATCGACAACGTGCGAATCATCGAGACGAATCACTTCGATGCGCTCGACAACAATCTCGTGTCCGGGCTGACGGGTGAAGCCGTGATGTTCGGAGCCGATGCGGTGTTCCTCGCGAACGTCGAGGAGCCGGAACTTCGGCGCGGCGTCGCGGCGGATCTTGGCCGGTTCTTCGAAATTGGTTGGGTGGGTACGACACAGGCGGGGCTCACATGGGATACCGCCGCCACCACCCGAGTTCTTCACTGGTCTGCCGTTCCGTAGGCAGTCTGATCTTAGGAGTATTGATATGCCTACGCCTCCCCTGACACATGACCATCTGTTCGACGCAGCTTTTGCGCTGAACGGAACCGTGCCGCAACTCTATGCGCCTCCGACTCCGACGCGGATTCATCGGCTGACCTACATCGCGACCACCACGAACGATGTTGGGACGGCGACGATCACAATCGATCTGGAGCAGGCCGATGGCACGGTTGCCGATCCGGCTGCGGCGGCACTCGCCACTCTGACGCTCACCATTGCTCAGGCCACCGTGAACCTCGTTCACTATATCGATCTACAGGCGACCTACGGCGATTTGATCGTGTATCCGGGCGAGCGGCTTCAGGTCACATCGGATGGCATCGGCGCGGCGGGTGTCGGCGCACTGTGGTTGACGGTCGAGCCGCTTGGATTCAACGCTCCTGACGTTCGCAGCCATGCGATTAATGGCGCGCATCCGGGTTCGGTCCAGCTTCCGACCGCCTTTACGAATGTGACGGAACTGGTCGCATAGGAGATCATTTTGGGAATCTGGGCTGACCGTTACGGACACAAGCCGGAAAAAATCGACCTCGACCGAGGTATGCGAGGATGCACGCTTGAGGTCGGCGGTCGCGTGTGGATGTATAAGGATATGCCCGGACTCTTTATCGATCAATCGGGTCACGAGGTTCCGGACGAGATTGCGCGGCAGAAATTTGACGTCGACGGGCTCCGCAAGGAAGCCAATATCCGTTTCCGGATTGCTGACGCGACGGAGACTATCCGAGCCGAGGCCGATGCGGCCGAAGTGAAGATCCGCGCCGAAGTAGAGGCCGAGGTCGAAGCCGAGGAGAGTACGAACCCGTTCAATGTTCCGGTCGAAGATGCCCATGTGGAAGCTCCGCAGCCCGCGACCGATTTCAATGCCAAGGGTGAGCCGCGCGGGACTGCGCATTACGTGATGAAGTACACGGGCGGATCGTTCTGGAGTGTTGTCGAGCGAGCGAGCGAAGACGTCATGATAAACAAGGTGAAGGGCCGTCAAGCAATCGACGAAATGTTCCGGCTTGAACAAGTACACAACGACATTGCGACGGCTGTCGCATCGTGAGTAAGAGAAAAAAGCGTCCCGGGACGCGGTAGTTCTCCAATCGGGCGTCCTACGGGGCGCCCTTTTTGGTTTGTGGAGTAGGCATGGCGAATTTGGCTGCAATCAAAGGCGAAGTGAAGCGGATCGTAGAGGAGCGCATTACCTCCCTGGACGCCGCGATCACGACCCATATCCAACGCGCCCAGCGTTCGATTGAAGATCGATGCGCATTCGATATCCAAGAGTCACAGGTGACATACCAGTACCTCACTTCAGGCCAGACGATGTTCTATCCGTCTAACTACATCGCGATCAGGGGCGTCCCGCACTACAGGAAAACTTCGACAGACGATCAATACACTTTCCTGACGGAGAGGCTAGAGTTCGACAGCCTCGGCATTCGGTTCGAAGTCGCGTCTGGATCTCCGGTGTACTGGAGACACAACGTAGGATTGGCTTTCGAGATATGGCCGCCTCCCGATCATGAAGGACCCTCTCCTTTCACGGGCGGCGCATACGATGTCGTTTTCCCGTACTGCAAAAAACTCTCGTCTTTGGTTGAGGACGCCGACACCAACTGGTGGTCCGAGAACATGGACGACGTGCTGGGATGGAAGGCGGCTGCCAATGTGTTCGCCGAACTGCGCGACCCGCTGGCCCAATTCTGGAATTCGGTGGCGTTTGCGCGGTTCTTTGAGATCCTGAAGCTGAATAACAGAAACAAGATAAAATCATTCGATCAGGGAATCTTCCCTAGACAGTCGCTCAGCGCGAACACGAAACTTCGGTTCGGCCGAAAGATCGTGACGCGAGTCCCGTAGGAGTTAGACAGTGGCATTTGATTTCGATACAGGAAATCCAATCGATACGTTCCTGATTCCGAACTACCCGCAAAACGAGCGTGACTTCCGGGTCGACGTCAAGGCCATGCTTGAGATCGAGCATGACACCGTAGAGGGCCGCCACAAAACCGGGATCGGCACAGACTCTGCTCGGAATACTATTACGACATGGGTTGTCGGCTCGACGTGGTACAGCACGCAAGGTGGAGGCGATGTTTACCTTCAAGTTTGCGTCTCTGTTGGCCCTCCAGTTTGGCACAACGTGGATGCTCGCGGCGGCGGAATCGATTCGGCCCTTGATGATGTTGCACATATCAATGAGAAGACTCTTTACACGGTCACGCAATGGGCAGACATCTTTACGATTTCGCTCACTGGAGGCGGGCCTGGGAAATTGTGCGCCGTCAACTTCAATGAATCGCCAGCGCAGTACGCACTGATTGACGACGACACGCTTATATCGAACCCGACAAATGTTCTTTCAACATTCAACACCTCCACTATCCAATTAGAACTAAAGATGGATGGCTCAGGCGGTCACGAGATCACATTCGGCACCGCGTATCGTGCACCCGGAGGCATTGATCCGATATTCGATGCCGCTGCGGACGCGATAACGGTGTTTTTTATCACGCAGCTACGGGATGGGAACTTCCTGATCACGTCGAGCCCGGGAGTGGCGGCGCTACCATGACGCTTCCTGGCCTACCTATCCAATTTGAGCGAGAGCAATTGATGCTTATCTTCAACTTCGATGAGGATAATGTGGACATCTTCGCAGCGATGAATTCACCAAGCTACATCATCACTGGCAACGTGCTTATACGAACGGGCGTCATCATCGGCTCCAGTGATACTGCAATCGCAGCGATGTTTTTCGACGGCTTCGCGGCCGGGTCTGTTTTTCACATCTTCAATGATGGGCGCATCGCCGGTAGGGGTGGCGACGGCGGCGACGGTGAAATCGGGGTCGGAAACTTCTACGGCGGTGGCGGTGGTGGCGGTGGTGGTAAGGACGTCGGCGTCGGCGGTGCAGCGACAGCGCCCGGTACTGCGGGTGTGAACGGAACGGCGACAGCAGGCGGTGTGGGTGGTACCAGCGATGTGGGTGCCCCCGGACCGGAGATACAGCGAACCGCTCCCGGAGACGGCGGTCCCGCAATTTCTCACGGTGCATTCGAGCTGACGATCACCAACGGATCGGGGGAAATATGGGGCGGCGGCGGCGGCGGCGCAGCGGGTGGCTTCGTTTTCCTACCGCTAGACGGGGAGGACGGTAGCGCGCCCGGCGATTCGTCCAGCTTTACCAGCACTTACTTTGCGGGATTCTCAGGCAAGGCGGTCGCGGGAACGGGTGACATCACCTGGGTCAGCGGTGAGAGTGGACCCAACGTGAAGGGGGACATTCACTGATGTTCGCTTTCCCTGATCTTCCGAAGCGCAAAGAAGACGTCTTTGAGGTCTTTCAGGGAAACCTCGGCCTGTATATCGGAACGTCCCCGTTGGCAATCCCAGCCAAGGCCACTCCGAACTGCAACAACGTCCGCCTGCGAGATGGCAAGATCACGAACGAAAAGATCGGTTACGAGTTATTCATGACGCTCGGCTTGACCGATCAAGTGCTGCTGATCGACTCGTTCGTACAAAGCACGGGTGCGGCCATTACGATCTTCGGAACCCGTCGCGACCTCTATCAATACGACTCCGGCTCCAACGAGCCAAAGTTCATCACGCCCATTCACACGACCGGCACCGCTTCGATTACAAACGGAACGAAAAACGTAGCCGGTGCGGGCACCCCGCTTTGGGATACCGGCACGCCGAAGAACGCCAAGGCTGGTGACTTCATACATTTCACCAGCGCTACTCAAGTCGACGTAGACGCAGTCTGGTATGAGATTGCAAGCGTGACTGACGACGACAACCTAGTTCTCGTCGAGAATCTTGCGGAGGCGACGCATACCACTGTTGTCTACACGATCCGCCAGACCTTCACCGCGACCGACGCCGACTTTTGGGATACGGACGTCTTCCCGGATGCGCCGCAGGGAGACGAAACGTCGATGGCCGCAGGCGATCACTGGTTTGCGACAAACGGAAGCGAAATCGTTGTGTGGGATGGCAACCTCGCCCGAGTGCTGGTTCTGGCTACGGCGGCTACCGGCCTTGCGATCACTTGCAAGACGCTGACGTATTACAAGAACATGATGCTCTACGGAAATCTCCTAGAGGCTGGATCACTGAAGTCGGCACATTTCAAAAACTCAGCCATCGCTGATCCTGAAAAAATCTCCGGGCTCGACGCCAACGAATTCGTGGCGCTTGAGGGGATCGACTTTATCGAGGCGATGATTCCGATGGGCGATATGGTCGTGGTATACGGCACTAACGCCATTGCGGTGATACAGTTCGTGAACGTCCCGGTGTTCTTTGCGATCCGCACGGTGACGCCCGGAATCGGAGTCTATTCCGGTCGCATGGTGATGGACTACGGCGACTACCACGAATTCCTCTCCAACGACAAAGCGTATCGATTCGATGGCGTTCGTCTGCTTCCGATCGGCGATCAGGTATTCCCTGAAATACTTCGCCAAGCCGATCGCGGCCGGTCGCACAAGAGCCTCGTATTCATCTCGGAAGAGGAACTAGAGGTATACTGGGTTGTTGCGCTGGCGGCCGACCCGGGCACCGGCACGGAAAAGAGCGCGACCGTCGCATGGACTCAGCACTACGCCGAACAGGTCGGGAACTCTCCGGTGCCTTACATGCGCCGCGACCTCCCGGTCACTGCCGCAGGCACTTTCACGGATGCCAACCTCGGACGCTTCAGCGATTTCACAGAGGGCTTCCATGAGTTGCAGTTCCCGTTCGGCAGTAGCTTCTTTACGTCTGAGTTTCCGGTGATCCTGATCGGTGACGAGAATGGCTTTATCTGGCGCATGAACACGGTATCGAAGCAGGGCGCGAACGCGGAGCTTGAGTCTTTTGTCGAGAGCCCTGTTCGACCGCTGACCGAAGGGCGAGGTGTCGGCATCATACGTCGCATCGAGCCGCACTTGACAAAATTCCCAACGTCGACCGCGCTGACCGTCGAGAGTCGGTCATTTAATCGAGTCGGGGCCGATCCATTGATTGGGAATGAGGGCGACGTCGAGGTGGATCACAGCAACTTGAGGTACAAGCCGAACCGCCAGTCCGGGCGCTACGGACAGGTGAAGTTCTCTTCATCGCTGCTGACTTCGATCTGGGCGATGGAAGGCTACCGCGTCGAGACGGAAGAACTGGGTGACCGCTGATGGACCCTATCGAGGCAACCCCATTCCTGCCGTCCCAAATTGGGCGTGGCCCGCACGAGGGTTTCCTGTCGGCGCTGATACTGGCTCTGACCAACGCATTCGTGCGAAGCGCGCAACGTGTGAACGGCGTACTGCCAAAGGACGGGACCGAACCGATGGTGGCGCAACTCGATTTCGCGTCGTTCCCTGTGAAGCCTCCGACGTATCTCACTTCGACGCTGCCAACAGCGGCAGACTGGGAGGGCGGTTTGATCTACGTGTCCAACGGGAGTTCGGGAGAGAAATTCAGGGGGTCAGATGGTAGCTCATGGGTGAATCTGGGATAAGGGCGGTCCGGATAAAAGAGGCGTTGGCCTTCGATATGCCGATGGTGA